GCCCTAGTTTGACCCTAAATCGACATAATTGTTCCTAATCGGACAAAAGCCCCACTATCTTGCGATACTGGGGCTTTTTTACGTGTTCTAATTGTTGTTGAATTCGAACACGTTTTGACTACATGTACGTTGCTCGTGCACTTGTTGACCTGGAGTCTAGCAAAACTCGGCGATTTGCTGCCGCATACTGCAGCTTAGGGTCAGATTGGAGAAAACCCACTTGACAAGGATTACCACTTGCGGGTAAAATGGCGCAGGCACGTTTAAAATTTTGTTGGTGGTGTTTTACACCCAAAACAAAAGCCCCAAGCACGAATGCATTGGGGCTTTTGAAATATCATTCGAATTATAGGGAACACCGATATTTTTTATAGTGGTTGTCGTAGTGTTGCATCTCAGCAACCAGGTTTCCTCTGTGATCCAACTCAGGATTTACGCACCACGCTACCTGACCCTAAACCGCTGCAATCGTACCACTGGTGGGTTAATCCGTGAGTATTGGTGTTCGGGGGAATGCACGTTTCGGTCCTTTCGCTTCCAACGCCTAGGATATCCGTGACTTACAGTATTGGCTCGGCTCTTCAGCTTACCACATTTTTTACGACTTTGGGCTTTGTCGGCTTACGGGTCCACCGCTTAGCAACCACACATAATTTTTCACGACCCTGGTGCAGTTTGGGGTCGGCTTTCACAGGTTTATCCTCCTACAGTGGCGTACACAGCCGAAGCTTACATACTACCTCCACAGCTTTTAACGACTTAGGGTCGGATAATTGCAGTCTATCACACTAGTGGTTAAGACCTTTTAACGTGGGTACAGGATAACACGACGTGGGATATAGGGACCGTACCCTAGGGTTTACTCATTTCCACTACCTAGTAGGTTTCGGTAGTTTGCTGCAGGAGCCGGAGCTCCGCAGGTTGCTACTTCCAGTTTTCGTGATCGTGGGTTTTCGTCCTGACCCTAAGGTACGGCAAGCGGAACTGTGGGAGTAGTTCGCACACTTGCTGTGAGGCCTTAGAGTTTCGCACAACTTGCATGTGCTCATCAGAGGGTTGGTGGTTATATGTTACCATCATGCCGGGTTTCGCAAGCAACACGGTTTTGGTTCTGCACAGCCTTATAGGGGCACGGAGTTGTCTCTCCTTGTATGGTACTCGATAGGAGAATCGAACTCCTCTTAACGGCTTGAAAAGCCGCTGTCCTAACCGATAGACGAATCGAGTGTGTAAGGTGGGCAGCTACTAGAGACTTCGGTAGCTATCAAGTTGTTATCTGGACATATGTGCCAGACTCATAACACCCATAATCAAAAGCTTAGTTAATGTCTAGTCTAAGTTGCAGCATTGTCGCGTTCGAGGCTCGGCCGAGCCCTACTAGTCGAAACATTTCCATCTGCATACATTAACTAGCACAACCAGGCTAGCTCAGTCTAAGCTTTTGATTATGGTTGCTAAGGGCTGTGGCTCGGGGGCTTTCGCTTTTCCACAATTAAGACGTATTGCCATCAACTTTGGCATCCGCTGTCACCCTATTATATATCTATTATACGCTATTTAAAAGACAAAATCAACAAAGAAATTCCAATCGTTGCTTGCAGGCTAGCCACACAGATAGTTGCAATCTAATTGCTGGGTAGTGAGGTGGGCTGCTGAAGCGGAACTGGCACCAACTAACAAAGTTGTTTGGTATTCATTAAGCCATTCCCGATTGGGTTCTTTATTAATTTCTAAGATATTATTATATCAAATTGTGGGTCACAGATCAAGTGTAGATTTTGTGACCCCAAGCTCAAGCCAGTTTGGCAACCAGTGCTTCGAGCACGTCGTGGTTGGCTTTTTCCAAGCTCTCAAACACTTCTGGGGCCACACCGCAAGCATGTGCGAGTTGGTCAACCAGTTCGGCTTTTTTCACACGGGTCTGACCCTTAGCCGCGGTTTTGGCCACGTACACGCCTTCGCGTGCAAGCTTGGCAACCACCGAACGTACGGTTTTGCCCAGAGTCGTGGCCAGTTGCTCCACAGTCTTGCCCGACTGGTATCCAGTCACGAGTTCGGTAGTTTGTTCGGGGGTGTAGTTTTGAGGGATTGCTTTAGTCATCATATGTCCTTGGTTGGTTTCTGCGCTGTTAAAAGATAATTATATCACTACTGGGGAAGATCGTCAAATTCAAAAAATTGTTCCTGAGTGGTAGCACACTGGAAAATTTTGGACAGTTCGTGCTCCACAAATTCCGAGTAGTGTGCGTCATTAAAATCTGCGAAAAAGTCGGCTGTTGTCATTTGCTGTTCTCTCCTGGTATACAACAATTATACAAAACTTCAACAAAGTGTTCAACAATAAATTTTTTTACTTGACAATGTAAAGCTTTTGCACTTATAATTTGGCGCAGCAGACCCACAAGTTTTTGCACTTGACTGGCCACTGGCGCCGGGCCCAAGGTTTTGCACTTGACAAGGTTTTCCACTGGCGCAGCACCATTATGGTGCTTTATAAGCATTTGCTTATTTGTGTTTATAAGCAAATAAGCATATAATTATATAAGCGTTTGCTTATTTGTGTTTATAAGCAAATGCTTATATAATTGTATAAGCATATAATTATATAAGCATTTGCTTATATATGTATATCCGCAAAAATAGCCACAAATAGCCATAAACAAGCACGGAAGTTGCTAATAGCAAGAATCGTGCCAGGTGCTGTGGCGCAAGAATCGTGCCAGGTGGCATAAAAACAACACCCACATGTAACAGTTTGTAACAGTGCTTGACACGGGCTAAAATTATGTGCTATAATTTTGGCGCAAAATTGCAAACAAAAGTATTCATTTTTGGGCAAAATAAAACCCCGAGTATTAATCGGGGTTTTAATAATATACCATGCCTGATATATTTACACATAATGCCCTAGTGTGCAAGGTTTGCCGCGCCTATAATATATTTTCCGGTCTATATTATAATTGCGGTATTTTCTTTTAAATTAATGCGGATCTGGGGATTTTAACCAATTGATTCAAATAATCAATTTCCCATTCATAATGGGCGAATGTTTCATAATCATAATCGCCCGTCATATCCAGCAAATAATCGGCGGCAATATTAATATATTCAGGCCGGATTTTACTAAATGGCAAACCATTATAATCGGCTGGATTAATATCCAATTGGCAAAACGTGAGAATCACGGGTTTATCAGCAAATGACGGCAAATTAAAAAGCATTTTGTTTTCCTTTAAAAATCCTATTATATGGGATAATCCCATATAATAGGGCTTTCGCCCTATTATTTAGATTGGCTTTGAATTAGCCAATGCGGAAAAAATCTTTTCCAGTGCCGTTTTATTGGCTTTTGTCAAACTTTCGATTTCATTTTCCGACAATTTGAGAATTGCGCCGATTGCATCAGCGTGTGCATCCTTTTTGACTACTGGAGCACCAGTTTTGCTAACGTAGGTTTTAGCAACGTAAACCTTTTCGCGTGACAATTTAGCCACAACCGAACGAACAGTTTTGCCCATGCTTTCGGCGATTGTCTCCACAGTGACACCTGCGACATAATCGGCCACCATTTTGGTGGTTTGAGCTTCGGTGTAATTCACCGCTTTTGTGGTCTTTTCCATTTTGATTTCCTTTGCTGTTGAAGATTCTATTATAACAGGTTTTTGGTATCTTGCAAGACTTATTTTTTGTAAGGTCTTTTCCGATTTCCTGACTGCCTGCTAAGATTCTATTATAGCGGGTTTTTGCCCAAAAAGTCAGGTGTGCAAAAATACAACATAGGGATAAACCCCTATTGACAACTTTTTATAGGTGTGGTATAATTTTGGCGCCTACAGTGTAGTCATTTGGTTCACAAAAATTTCTAGAAACAAAAGTTCTCATAAATTTTTGGCGCGCCCACACCTTATTATACCACAAAATTCCGTTGTTTTTTAATCCCCTACAAAAAATATGTTATAAATAACGCTTGACACGGGCCAAAATCATATGCTATAATTTTGGCGCCGTTTTGAAAACAAAAGTATTCATTTTCAAAATGTAAAACTTTTGTTTTCAAAATCACAAAAGCCCACCTGGGGCTTTTGATTATCTTTTTGATTTAATCTTATAATATAAGATAATTCCGATAAATATAATGTTGGCAGTATAATTAAATATCAAGGGCCAATGCCATTTTGGTAAAATATAAATAATGGTAAATATCTCACCAACGCCCCACATAATCAAAAAACTCCAAGTTAATCCATCGGAATTTTTAGTTTTATAAGATTCTATTGCTTGTGGTAATCCACAAAATGCCAATAAAATCGAACCAATCCAGCCAATCATTTCCATTATATAATCCTTTGAGTTAATCGGGGTTATTAACCCCGATATTAATTAAGCCGCTTTGAAGTGATCTTTTACCTGAAACTGTTTCCAATTATAAGGTGTCATTTTCTCGCGCCAATCACGCTTATTAATAATCGCTTGCAAAATCGGCAATTCAAAATCACGGGCATCTTCTAGTGCAGTATGTGGCTCGATTTTAAATTCACCATTAATAAACCCGCAAACAGTTTCAGCAGTTGTTGAAAATGTCATATTGCCATTTACTGTGGGTTTATTAAAAAGGTGATTTTGCAAAACAAAATCACGATATTGTTTTTTATTGCACAAATTACCAATAGCGGCTTGCCACAAACAAAACTTTTCTGTGAAACCAGATAAATCAATATCTGTATTTTGGCATTTATCTAAATCAAATGAGAGATTATAAGCCGTGAGAATAGGATTATATTTGCCAATGGCTTGATTAATCCATTTATTAATGGCATTTACTGATGCAAGCATACGCGAGCCATTATCTAGCATTTTAACATAATTGGCTTTGCGTTTTTCCAAACCCGAATAACCCCAAATATCATTTGCTTTTTTATCGTGAAACAATTCAAAGTTATTATAATGGCCGTTGATTAATACGGCACATTGATTATGTATTTTACCCTGACGGTCAACAATAATAATGGCAAAATCCGCCACAGTATTATTAATTGTGGTTTCAGTATCGAGAATAGCGAAGAATTGTTTTTTAGCCATTTTGGTCAATCAGTTAATGAAGATTATATTATATCAGGATTATGGGATTATGCAATAACTTTAAAAAAAGTTGTTGTAAATTCCCAACAAGTTGGCAACAAAAAATGTGGCATTTAGTACACCCAGCGACTTGTCTTTGCGAACAAAAGCAACAAACAACCATGAAAGGGAACCTAAAGTAAACAAAACGTAACCGATTTGAAAACTTGCGTTTGCAACTGCAAACGCTCCAAGGATACTTGTCAAAGTACCAAACCAAGAAACAAAAGTAATCATTTTCTCAAAATCTCCATTGTGTGATGCGGATTAGCGGGTAAACCATATTCTAACATAATTTTTTGCCAATTTTCACCATGCCCGCAAATTTTTTCTGATTCTCCGAAAAGATTATAATCGGCCTGATGAATAATTTCATGCGGAAGTATTACATCCATCATGATATTGAAGTATTCTGTTTTAGCTTTGAAAAATTTGTAACCCATTTGTATGCGGTTTTCGCTTTGAAAGCATTTTCCAGCACAACGCCAAATGTAAGGGTTAAGTTCTACCTTAGGCTCATTGTAGTGAACCAAAGGTGTATATAATTCACAAAGTGAATCCCAAATCATTACAGTCTCACGCTGTAAGTGGGTTAAAAGTGATTTTTTGTCCATGCCTGAATTATATCAAAAAATCAGCCCTAACGCCATGTGTGCGAAAATACAACATAGGGATAAACCCCTATTGACAGCTTTTTGAGCGTGTGGTATAATTTTGGCGCAAATGAAGGTGTTCATTTGCGCTGGCCTTTTGAAAACCAAGGTTCTAGGTGTAAACACCTAGAAAATAATGCACAAAAGCCCTTGACAGGGCCAAATATTATATGATATAATATTGGCGCAAACTGCAAACCAAAGTATTCATTTTGGTTTGCAAACAAAGGTATTCATTTGTCAAATATAAAATTTTTATATTCTCGCAGATTATCACGATAATTAAAAGTCATAATCATAAGAACCGGCAATATTAATGTAATCAATATCTTATCAGGGCGATTATAAACAAAGTGTTCGATTAACTTTGCAAATGCTTTAAACATATTATGTCCTTTATTGAAGTTTGAATAACTCGCCGCCATTAATAATAACATAGACCGAATCTAATATATTAAAATCCCGTTTTGAGCAATAAGGGCCACAATATATTTTAAAGTCTAAATCATTATTCCAATCAATTAATGCTTCATTAACTGATTTATAATTTCTGCCATATGCGGCCAAAACGTGAGTTTGAGTAATCATTGTGTTTCCCTCATTATTCTCAAAACAGTTTCTTTAGTTAATTCCAGCATATCGGCAATCATATCCAAAGAATAACCCTCTGCAATAAAATCCAAAATCAAATCTTTGGCATATTGATTATTAATCATTTTATTTTCCTTATTTATCTATATTCTCATAAACCAGCATACGAACCCATGCCCGCCCATAATCTAATTCAATATCTACCAGCGACCCATCGGGTCGGATTATATGATATTCTGTGCGATTATCTGTAATAACCTTTTTTATTTTAAACATATTAATGACCCTGTTTACTTGGAACATAAACACCACGAATATTAAAACGGTCACAAACCGCTTTTAAATAAGTGGTATTATCTTCGTAAAATGTAAATTCAGCATTTGCAAATGGCTTGAGATTAAAAAACTTAGTTAATCCAGCGATTTTCAATTTACCGCCCGATGTAGAATCACCATCCATGCGTGAGATAATATAATCAGGCTCACCGAGAATATCAGTAATAAATTTATTATCAGCATCACGCAAAACACGGGCAGTGGCAATAATAACAAAAGTATTTTCATCCAATAAATCAGCACGATATTGTGATGCTAATGGTAGCAGATTATCATCCATTGCACGATACTCATTTTGTCTCCAATAATCCAAATCAATGCGTTCGCCATTATCGTCAACAATAGTTCTATATCTGTGCAAACTGCAAACGATAGTACCATCCATATCGTAAATGCTAACTTTAGTAATCTTTGCCATTTTCTAATCCTTTTCAGTGTATGTGTTTATTATACAGGGTTTTTTAGGCTTTGCAAGGCTTTTTTGCGTGTTTCGACAAAATAAAGTGTAACAATTCTGTGCGACTGTTACAATTAAATGTGTTGTATTTTGGGGAAACCCCTTGACACGGGCCAATTATACATGGTATAATTGGCGCCTATATAAGCATATGCTTATATATGAATATACTGATATATGGGCTGGGCGCGGCCGCAAACCAAAGTATTACATTTGGTTTGCAAACAAAAGATTACATTGTCAAAAAGCCTACCATGTCATCAGCAACATCTTGCATTGTGCGACCGTTACGGCGAACGCTCAAAGTGCATCCACGCATCCAACGCTCAAGCGCAACCAGTTCACCACGCTTGCGCTTGAATGCGTCGCCTGGGCTACATTGTGCCACGGCAACGTGCACAAATTCCGAATCTGTACGCCCACATGCAGGCACAGCTACCACAGTAATGCTAAAGTTCTCATCAGTGAAAACGATGCCACAATCCAATCGCATATCAGCCAAAAGGGATTTACGATCTTCACGCTCAAACATATTCAATTTCATCATATTCTCCAAGTTAAAAACAAATTATATCACACAAAAGCAGGGGATGCAATCCCCTGCTACAATCAGGTCTTTTCAGCCTTGATGAAATCTGCAATGGCTTTCAGTGCAGTTTTGTTAGCTTTGGTTAGCGATTCGGCATCAGCCTCACCCAAGCCCAAGGCTTCTGCAATGTAGTCAGCAACAGCATCCTTTTTGATTACTGTCTCACCAGTTTTAGAAACGTAGGTTTTAGCAACGTATACCTTTTCACGCGAGAGCTTGGCAACAACTGAACGAACAGTTTTACCCAGTGCCTCAGCAATGGTTTCAACAGTTGTACCAGCTTGATAGTCGGCAACCATCCGAGCAGTTTGCTCGGGCGTATAGTTCACAGTCTTAGCAGTCATTTCAATTTTCCTTTCAGGGTTTCATCACAAAAACAAAGTATAACACAAAGGGCAAGGCAATGCAAGCCATTGCCAACACCATGTCAAAAAATTCACGCATTTTTAGCCTCACATTCAGCTTCATAAGCCAACATATTTTGTGCGTCACAAAGTGCATTGTACGCTTTGCGAACCAAAGTATCCTTGTCGATACCTTCGGTATTTTGTGCACGATAGTATGCAATCAGGGTTTCAGCATATGCAAGGGCGGAGATTCGTGTTTCTGTGCTCATAGTGTCTTTCGTTGTCATGTATGAATTATACCATCGAATTCTAGTCGTGCAAGCCTTTTGCAAATTATTTTCTAGGTGCTTACCCTAAGTAGTAGTTGGTTCACAAATCTGATAGGAAACAAAAGTACTCATACTGTGGTAGGTTTGCAAACAAAAGGACTAGGGGCGGTTAGTAGACTAAAGTTTACACATATGCCGCTGCACCCACCCACACGCGGCCTATTCAAAGAAAATTCAAAAACACTCTGGGTGCCAACACACACTGCAACCGTCCCAACTGACCCCAAACCGCCCCGGTCGTCCCAAATTCCCACAACCACCACAAAATTCCCACTTGCCACAACACACGCCCCCGTGGTATAATTGCCCCAAAGGATATTACTATGCAACAACACCTGCCTGCAGAAACCCTCAACATTGCCCCAGAAGCTTTAGAAGTAGCAAACTGTTATCTGCAACTACAAGACGCAAAACGTGTGGCTGACGAATTGGACCTGGCTCCTACACTGGTCACCGAGATACTCAGTCGCCGCGAGGTTAAGTCGTATATTGACCATGTATTCATGGACACGGGTTTCAACAACAAGTTTGAAATGCGTGCAGCCATGGATTCCCTAATCAAACAAAAATTTCAGGAATTACATGAATCACAAACTGGAAGCACTAAAGACATTGCTGAATTGCTACAAATCAGTCATAAAATGTCGATGGATTTATTGGATCGTGAAATCCAACTTGAAAAGCTACGACAAGGCCCAAGTGGCCCACAAAAACAAGTCAACGTTCAAATCAACGAAGGCTTAGACGGATCAAAGTATTCGCAATTGGTTTCACGACTTATTAGTGGAGAAGGTGTTTAATGTTAACTGTTAGTCGCCCTGACGTTGACTGCGAGGAGATTGTAGAATTTCCAGCCAGCACACGTTTTATTAAGCTGCCGATTACCAACTACTTAAAGCTCCTAGGCATCTACGAAACCATCAACCGACCCCAAACCGCACTAATCAACGCAGTCAACGATCCCAAGTACCGGTTCGTTTGTGCTGCGCTTGCGCGCAGATTGGGCAAAACTTACATTGCCAACGTGGTGGGTCAACTGGTGAGTTTAGTGCCGGGGTCGAATGTGTTAATCATGTCACCCAACTATAACTTGTCGGGCATTAGCTTCGAGCTACAACGCCGGCTTATAAAGCACTTTGACTTAGAAGTTGCCCGTGATAACTTAAAAGACAAGATCATTGAGCTAGACAATGGTTCGACGATTCGCATGGGTTCACTTAGCACCGTGGACTCTTGCGTTGGCCGCAGCTACGATTTAATTATCTTTGACGAAGCTGCACTGGGTTCGGATGGTGAGGCTGCATTCAACGTTGCGCTACGCCCTACACTAGACAAGCCAGGTGCAAAAGCAATTTTTATTTCAACACCACGTGGCCGCAACAACTGGTTTAGTCAATTTTATCAACGTGGGTTTAGTTCAGAGTTTCCAGAGTGGGTTAGCTTACAAGCTGACTACACCGAAAATACTCGCATGGCTGAATCGGATGTAGCAGAAGCTCGCAGGTCAATGTCACGTGCAGAATTTGAACAAGAATACTTGGCATCGTTTACTGTGTTTGAGGGTCAGATTTATAGTTTGGCTGCGACCGACGTTTGCGAACCTCCACCAGATCTATTGGGCGAAGCCATTGCTGGCTGTGACCCTGGCTATCGCGACTATACAGCATTTTGTGTTATTGTGTATGATATGGCCTCAGATACATTTTGGATTGTTGATGAGTACTTGAAGAATGAGTGTACCACTGCAGAACATGCAGCCGCATTTTTGGAGTTAACCACACGTTGGGGCGTAGAAACCATTTTTATTGACTCGGCTGCTGCACAGTTTGCAAGTGACCTGGCTTATATCTATGACTTGGCTTCAACCAAAGCCAAAAAGGACGTCTTACCGGGTATTGCGTACGTGCAGACTTTAGTAGCACAAGGCCGTTTAAAGGTAGCGCCACACTGCACACATAGTTTAGCAGTATTTGACCAGTATCGCTGGGATACAAAAGAAGGTTTACAGCGCGAACGTCCCAAGCACGATCAATTTTCTCACATGGCTGATGCTATTCGTTATGCTTTATACACATATACTTTGTAAAAGGTATTGTATTTAATATTCTATTATACACGGTTTCGGCTAGGTGTTCAAGTCAAAACACACTACCTGCAAAATAAATTCTGGTATTGACTTTTTGTTGCATACCCGGTATAATACTAGTAATCTCAAGAAGGTCCAAATAAAAAATGGCCAAGAACACAAACAATCGTATCCCTGTTAAATGGGTCAGAGACAAAGCCAAGGCGGCATACGATAAAAAATCCGAGTGCTTTGTTTGTGATACTAACAAAGACTTGGAGCTTCATCACCTACACTCAATTACAATATTGTTAGAAACGTGGGCTGCGCACAAAGGTTACGATATATCAACAGACGAAGGCATATTAGCTGTTCGTGACGAATTTATTGCTGAGCACCATACGGAGTTATATGATAAAGTTTACACCCTTTGTAATCCGCATCATGTAGCGCTGCACTCAATTTATGGCAAAGCTCCAGCAGTAGGTTCCGAACCTAAACAGCAGCGTTGGATCGAACTCCAGCGATCCAAGCACGTCAATGGTGATAAAGCAGTACCCACAAGCACGCACAACTCGTTTTTCTCACGATTTATTTAAGGAAAACAATGAGTTGGATAACAAAATCATCTAGCTGGATTCGCGAAAAGCTGAATCCGGCTCAAGTACGTATTGCACAAGATGCAGGCACACAGATTGGTACTGATTCAAAAATCACGTACTTTCAAAGCTTTCAGAAGTTGGAAGCAGTTAATCGCTCAGTAAGCTTGTTGGTTAACTCAGCTGCTAGTCTAGACTACGACGTCAAAGACAAAGTGCACGATGGAGTTGTTGCTGGTATTCGCCAAAAAACGTTGAATACGCTACTTAACTTCCGACCAAATCCATATCAATCGGCACAAGATTTTCGCACTGCACTGTTCACAGACTTTGTGTTAGAAGGTAACGCGTTTGTACACTTTGACGGTGTATTTATGTATCACTTGCCAGCCGACAAAGTAGAAATCATGACTGACGAAAAGACCTTTATCAAAGGCTTTCGTTACAACGGTTTAATAGATTTCAAAGAGTCCGAAGTTTTTTACTTTCGCGACTTGAGTTCGGATTCAATCTACCGTGGAAGCAGCCGACTGGAGTCAGCAGACCGCAGCGTTAAGTTACTGTACTCAATGCAACAGTTTCAAGAAAACTTCTTTGACAACGGTGCTGTGTTTGGTTTAGTACTAACAACTGACAATACCTTGTCGCAAGTTGCCAAAGAAAAAACAATTGCCTACTGGTTGCAAAAGTACAACGTTAAAAACGGTGGCAAGCGACCAGTTATACTAGATTCGGGACTAAAGCCACATCAGCTAGCCGAAACCAATTTCAAAGACATGGATTTTGATACATCAATTAAAACTCATGGTGAAAAAATCATGCAAGCTGTTGGCGTCCCGCCAATTCTCTTGCAAGGCGGTAACAATGCAAACATTTCGCCTAACTTACGCTTATTTTACTTAGAAACAGTATTGCCATTAAACCGCAAGTTTATTAGTGCTGTGGAACGTTACTTTGGCTACGACATTGAAGCTATTACCAGCTCTGTTAGTGCCCTACAACCAGAATTAAAAGACATTGCCCAGTACCACTCAACCCTGGTAAATGCAGGTATTATTACACCAAACGAAGCTCGCACAGAGTTGCGTTATGCTGCAATAACAGGCAACGATACTTTACGCATCCCTGCAAATATTGCAGGTTCAGCCGCAAATCCTAGCACTGGAGGACGTCCCGCCTCCGCTCAGGAATAACACAAAGGGGTATTATGGTAGATAAAAATAAAGTCCTGTTTTTAAACAGTTCTTTTACAAAGAGTGAGCACACTACCACAGACGACAATGTTGAAATGCTAACCATCAAAGGTTACGCTTCAACCAATGACGTTGATAGACACGGTGATATTGTTCCTGCAAGTGTGTGGGAAAAAGGAATGCAAAATTACTTGAAAAATCCAGTAATTTTAGCGTACCACGATCACAGTGCACCTATTGGTAGAATGACAGAACACACAGTTGATGAGAAGGGTTTGCTTGTAAAAGCACGTATTTCTGCTGCAGCTGGTGATGTTTATAATCTTGTAAAAGACGGCGTGCTAACCGCCTTTAGCATTGGTTTCCGCATCGTCGATGCAGAATATAATTCAGCCTTAGAGCTGTTTGTTGTAAAAGAACTGGAACTACACGAAATATCAGTTGTGTCTGTACCAGCAAATCAAAATACACTATTTAGTCTTTCTAAGGCGTTTGACACAGCCGAAGAATTTAAGAGTTTCAAAATGCAATTTGCTAACCCAAGCGACTCAGCTAAAGGGCTAGAAGCCTCCGGCGAAGCAAAAAGCGATATCACAAAGGAATTGGAAATGACTCCAGAACAATTACAAAAAATGTTGGCTGACGCTGCTACTGCTGCTGCCGACCAAGCCACTAAGTCTCTGCTAGCTGCTCAAGAAAAAGCTGCTGCTGAAAAAGCTGCTGCCTCTGCGCAACAAGCTGACCTAGATGCAAAAATCAAAGCTGCTGTTGCACTAGCAACACCAAGCACAACTGGTGCTGAAGCACTACTAGCCGAAGTTGAGAAGCGTTTTGCTGCTCAAGCTGACGAAACTAAGTCTGTTGTTGCAGGCCTAGAAGCTAGCCTAAAAGAAAAAGCAGCTGAACTAGAAGCTATTCAAAAGTCACGTATGCAATTCACAGACGGCAAAGCCGGTGAAATGTCTTATGCCGACAAAGAAAAGGCTGTTATCCTAGCTAAAATGGTTGGCAAGGGTCTAGAAGGTACTAAGTTTGGCCGTGAAATGGTACAAAAGTACGGTGCTCACGTTCCAAGCGCAACTTGGGAACTAGAAGTTTCACTAAACATGGAAAACGAAGTTCGCCGTCGTTTAGTTGTTGCTCCTAACCTACGGGGTATTTCAATGGCAACTAACGTGATGACTATTCCTGTGAACCCAGAAGCTGGTGTTGCAACATGGATGGCTAACACAGCATTCGGTACAACTGATTCCGCTGGTAGCAACGCAACACACGCGCTAAAAGAAATCACTTTAAACGCGTACAAAGTTGCCACAAACGAATACGTTGCTTACGAAGAAGAAGAAGACGCACTATTGGCAATTATGCCTGTTATCCGTGACGCCATGGTTCGCCGTGTTGCTCGCGCTGTTGACCGTGCTATGCTACGTGGTGCTGGTTCTGGCAGCGACCCAGTTAAAGGTCTAGCAACTTATGACGCAGTAAGCGCCGTTACACTAGATATCAGCGATGCTGCTAAACTAACAGTTGCAAAACTACAAGCTATGCGTCGTGACCTAGGTGCATGGGGTCTAGACCCAGCCGAACTAGTTTATATCGTAAGCACAGAAGGTTACTACGATCTATTAGAAGATACAAACTTCCTAACAGTAGACAAAGTTGGTCAACAAGCCACTCTGTTAACTGGTCAAATCGGTGCAGTTGGTAACACTCCAGTTATCGTAAGTGCTGAATTCGCAGACAAAGCAGCTGACGCTGTTGGCGCAATTTGCTTTGCACCAGGTAACTTCTTGGTTGGTAATCAACGCGGTCTACGTGTTGACACACAAGACCTAGTAGAAACACAACGCCGTGTTATGGTAGCTAGCCTACGTACCGGTATGACTCAAGTTACAACTAACCTAGGTGCTGGTGTTTCAGCTCTACGTTTCGTAGCTTAATCTACATAAGCAAGACCCTTAAGTGGGTCTTGTTTTATAAGTGTACTGTGGTACACTTATAAAACAAGGAGATTCTATGGCATTAAACCTAACAACAAAAGCTGATTATAAAGCTTATGCTGGAATCAAAAGCACGAATTATGATGCCGAGATTGACGCACTTATTCCAAAAGTATCGGCACTGGTAAAAAATTACTGCCGTAAAAGTTTTGTAGACTACTGGGATGTTTCATTAACCGAAACCTATGACGGTGGCACAAAAATTTTGCTACTAAAAGAAACACCCGTTGTTGCGGTTCAAAGCGTAACTTACAGCACAGATTATGGCGTTACTAATACAGCGCTAGTGCGAAACACAGATTATGTAGTTCGTGACGATACAATTATTAGTACTGCCCAAGACGGTTTCAAGTACTTGTTAAATGGCTATCGCGTTACCTATACTGCTGGTTACGAAGACGTACCCAACGACGTTGAATTGGCAATCATGGACTTGATCAGCTACTATCGTCAAAACGACAGCGCAATTCACAGCACTAAAGCGCCAGGCACAAATGCGGTGCAAATTGAATATATTTCAACTACTAGTTTACCCGCACATATTAAACGTGTACTAGACTTGCATGTGGCGGATTATACATGAGTATACAAGAGTTTACTGCTGCTTTAAAAGATAAATCTAATATATCCGTCCAAGCTAATGCAAAGAACCTACTAGATAGATTTGTAAGTAGTGCTACTGGCGCATTTACGGCAGGCGGCCTATCGAAAAAAGCTTCTGTTCTTTCTGAAGGTAAAGCCGTAGTAGGTGGAAAAACAGTAAACTTATCTGAAGAATTCAGATATGCTGGCGAACCTCAAGGTCGCACCAGATTAATTCTAACAGAAGATGATTTAACAGAAATGTTTAAAACATTGAACATTTCTAGTACGGCTAAACCAATAGCCTTATATATAAAGTTTTTAGCGGAAAATTTTGGTTCTGTATTAGCAAGACATTACGAAATATACTTACGTGATGGGTCCGTAGTAGAAAAGCAAAATAAAAAAATAGCAGATGTAATTAAACAAATACCTGCTGATGATATTATTGCCGTAAGAGGGCTAAACTTTAGCCACAGAAACACTTTAGTGCATGTAGCACACTTTATTCATAGTATAGGTGTTTTTCCAGGTAAAAATAGAAAAGATATTGAAGATATACTTTCTGGACACTACGATCGTGGACACGTATATGCTCAAACTTATGGACGCGCCATAATTTCTGCCAGAGATCTGGAAGGTGAAGAGAATATACTTAATAAGATAATAGGATTATACAAACTATTGGACGAAGGTTCTAGTAGTTTAAGTAATCTAAATGGCAAGTATAACGAACTATTAGTAAGAGCTCACAAAGATTTTACTGGCAAACATATTTCAATGAATATACAGTTGCAAGTAAAAAGAGATGTAGAAACAGGTCTTGGTAATCGAGATACTGGAGACTTAAGCAGTTATATTCGTATCGTAAAATTCTTACAGAATTTGGTACAAAATACCAAGCTTAGCTCAGACGGTAAAAGACTGTTAACAACACCGGCAGCGGTATCTCTAAAAGAATTTGAAAAAGCACTTGTTGACTTAGATAAGAAATTAGAAAAATACCAAGAACAAGTAAGTAGAGTTATAGCTAAAACAACCGATCCCGAATACTTAATAAATTTAAGGACTTCTGATAGTGTACCAGAATATCTAGCCCTACTAGCAAAAGATATTTTAGAAGGTAAAGGAAGTAGCAGGGTAGTTAACAAAACTACTCCTAAAGTGTCGGCAGTTAAGTCCGATAGATTATCTAATAAAATAGATAAACCTTCTACAAAGGTAGCTTCTGCTATAAAAAATATGCAGACTAAACTAAAGAAGGTAAAATCAGATATATCTGCTAATAAGCGGGCTAAAAGTACAGGCGGCGCCGGATTAAGCTACAACTTAACTAGCTTACAAAACCTAATCAACCGCCAACTGCAAGACGTAGTTAATGCTAATATGGGCGACGGAAATTCCAGAAGCGTCCTAAACTATCGCACAGGCCGTTTAGCCAGCAGTGCAAAAGTAGAATATATTTCACAAAGCCGAGCAGGCATGATTACTGCGTTTTACAGTTATATGAAAAACCCGTACGCAACTTTCTCCGATGGTGGCAAGCAGAGTACTCCAAGGTCACGTGACCCTAAATTGCTGATATCAAAGTCAATTCGTGAAATTGCAGCACAACAAGTCGGCAACCGTTTAAGGGCAGTTAACATATGAGTCGTAGAACCTCAATCGTAAAAGCCTTGACCGTTAAGCTAAAGCTAATAAACGGTCAAGCACCTTATAAAACTAACTTATTTCAAAACGCTTATGCCAAGCTAAAGTTCTGGGATGAAGTCAAAGATTTTCCTAGTATTTACTTAACTCCTGGTAGTGAACAGCGTGAGTATCATCCCGGTGACTTTACCTGGGGCTATTTAGGAATTGCCATAAAAGTGTACTGCCACGGAGAAGACTCCAGCGAGCAGCTTGAACAGCTTCTTGAAGACATAGAGCATTGCGTAGATGCAAATCGTGTGTTGGTTTATGATAGTGCCACAAACTACGAAACAACTGAAATCTTAATTCAGTCAATTACTACTGACGAGGGGCTGCTAGCACCTTATGCAGTCGGTGAAATTAACTTACAAGTGCGATACGCCATAATGTAAGCTCTTGCGTTACAGCACCTGCAACAGATAAAAGTCTAGTTAATGTGCTACAACGCCAAACTAAAAAGGAAATGAAATATGTCATTTAATTTAATTCGTAATAGTCGCGTATTTTTCACGACTAACGTAGATGCCGAAACAGGTGTGGTAGCTGCAAGTGGGTTTTTACCCGCAAACACTCGCGAAATCCAGGTCTTGGACGGCTTCAGTTTCTCACAAAATACAACTGCTGAAACAGTTACACTAAACGAAGCGGGTGCGGCGCCTGTTCGTGGTCAGCGTAGTTTTAACACCGCACTTGAGCCAGTTGACTTTTCAATGTCAACTTATATGCGCCCAGCTGATGGTGGCACAAATATCACGGCCGAAGAGTCTGTGCTATGGAACGCACTATTTGGTACAGCAGCAATTGGTGGTACAAATGCAGCCTGGACAGAAGGTACTACTAACTGTACTCTAGTTGCTGGCAACTCTCAAAGCCACCAACTACAAAAGTTTGGTTTAATCATCGTTATCGACGGTGTATCTTATATCATCGACAACTGCGCACTAGATTCAGCAACTGTTGATTTTGGACTAGACGCTATTGCAATGGTTGCTTGGGCTGGTAAAGGTTCTATCTTACGTCAAGTAGCTGGTCTAACTGCCACTACTGGTGCCACAGTTACTCTTGGTGGTGGTACATTGAGTGGAACTGCTAAGGGCAAAAATACAACAGCTCCATTTATTGCCAACAAGCTGACTACTCTAACATTGAAAAAAGAAATCGACGGAACCGGCACTACTTTCAACGTGGCTGTAACAGGCGGTTCGCTAACAATTGCCAACAACTTAACTTACTTAACACCAGCTAACTTGGGTGTTGTTAACCGTCCATTTACCTACTTTACAGGTACTCGTGCTATTAGTGGTAGTTTAAACGCTTACTTACGTGCAGGCAGTACAAACACAGCGGGTCTACTAGCTGACTTGCTAGCCGGTTCTACAACTGATGTTGATCCAGCTTTCTTTGTGCAGTTTGAAGTGGGTGGTGTAGCAAACGCAACTCGCGTTGAGTTCGAAATGCCAGCAGCTGTGCTAACTATTCCAACAGTTTCAACAGAACAAGTTGTTTCAACAACAATCAGCTTTACTGCTCAAGGTTCCGCAACCGGAGCATTTGATATTGGTGAAGCAAACGAACTAGAAGTTCGTTATTTTACAACTAACGCAGCTTAATCTGCGTTAATTTCAAGGTACCGGCTGATCCCCGGTACCGCTTTTTTCCTTGTTTTGATAACCATAAATATTACACTATATGTCAATTTCATTAAAAACCTTGTTAGTTCCTTCAAAATCCTTAGAGGTAGAATACCCAGGGATGCCAGAATTTAAAATTCAAATTGCTTTTTTAAGCCGCGAGACACTACAGTCAATTCGCAAAAAGTCTACAAAAACCACTTTCAAGAATCGTCAACCAGTTGAAGAATTAAACGACGAACTATTCTTGGAACTGTACGTTAAGAGTGCAATTAAAGGTTGGGGTGGCTTAAAGCTCAAGTATTTAGAACAGCTGGCTCCCGTTGATCTAACCGGTCAGGACACAGAAGCTGAATTAGAGTATTCAGAAGAAAACGCGCTTTACTTAATGAAAAACTCCACAAACTTTGACAGTTTTGTAAGCGAATCTGTTACCGATCTATCAAATTTTCAAACGAGCAAGTAACTCAAATACGTGACCAGCTTCGCCGCTACTTTCAAAATGCCGACATAAAGATGAGTAAGGAAGCTTACTTTGATATGTGTGAGCAAATGAACGAGGAACCCATTGAAGAAGAAATACCGATTGAGGTCGGAGACTTCCCAGACTTAGTACAGCAGTGTTTTGTAATTTATCAAATGCTTGCAGACAACTGGGATTCAATGGGCGGTGGCTACATGGGCAAAGACTATAGTATTGTATTTCAACTACTTGCGGTATACGATATAGTTGACTCAGCTGAAGTACTACTTTGTTTAGACTTCTTACAGCACATGGATGGTGTACGTCAAAAGTTAATTGCGGAAAAAATTAAAGCAAAAAGCCCATAGCATTAACGTGCTATGGGCTTTTTTGTTTTTATTATATACTATATTTTTGCTTACTAGATAGTAGTTTTTTGTATTCTTCTGGATGTGCTTCTGCCAACCACGGGTAAGAGTTAGAAGAAATATTTGATACAGTTTTATAAGGTAATTTAAGTTTATTAGCTATTTCTTTACGAGATAACGTGCCTTCTATTAAAAGAAAGAGTGCTTGAGATATCGTTTCTCTAGAGTACTTTGAGTTACCATAGCCTACACCATTAATAATATTTCTTTTACCTTTAGTATAAATCATACTAGTATATTCTATAGGGTACTTTTCTTCTAACCATTTATGGTTATGTTGCGATCTTATGCCTCTAATAGTGGCATATCCTACACCCGTAACTTCACTAATTTGTTTTAAAGTAAGACTAGAATTAACCATTAATAAAAATGCTTCCTCTATTTCTTTGTTACTATATATACAACCTACATGCTCTTCACCTTTAGCTAAGTATTTTGGGCTATCTCCTGCTTTTTGTAAAGTATTAAACCCTTCTGAAACACTATTCCATATATTAATAGCTTCGTTTTCACATGAATCAAGTTCGGTCAGCCCACATTCAAGTATAATCTCAATTTTTGGTATACCATATAGTAAGTAAGCCTCTTTTAGTTTTTTACTACATTTACTACTTTTCATAAAGTTTTTGTGTGTTCTAAGCCGGTTTTCTATATTATTACTTTGCCCTATATACACTTTATGAGTACCGTCAAAGCTTAGTTTGTAAATTCCACAAGTCATAAAAATCCTTTAATATACTTCAATTATAACAGACTTGGGAAAATATTTCAACTGTATTTTAAGATTAGGTCTTTTTGTAGCTAAAAAAATTTGGTTTGACAAAACACTGCTGGTATGCTATAATCGTGTAAACTATAAATCCCAGCTTTGATTTTAAAACTGGGACAGTGTACAGCTATTAGGAGAACAAATGGCCACACAAATTGCAAACATTGGCATTAATGTAAGTGACAATGGAACAGCTAAAAAAGTTGTAAAAAACTTTCAAGAGATAACAGCCGCAGCAAATCAAGCACAACGCGCCGCAGGCGGTATTAACCCGCCTGTTAAAAGCACACTAACACCTGGCGGCACTCCAGGTTCACGCAGAGCATCTGAACCTACTGGCTCGCAGCAAATGAGCAGTCAGCAATACGGAAACTTACGCGGGGCCGCAGGTGTGACTGGTGCTAGTGCACGTGACTTTGCAAACCAAGCACAAGGTCTTGGCGGATTAGTGCGCCTATACGCTACTTATGCGGCTAACATTTTTGCTGTTAGTGCGGCCTTTAGCGCCCTAAGCAACGCAATGGATACCGCTAACTTAGTAAAGGGCTTAGACCAATTAGGTGCAGCCAGCGGCACAGCCTTAGGTACATTAAGCAAACGCTTAGTAGAAACAACAGACGGAGCTATTAGCTTACGCGAAGCAATGGAGTCTACGGCCAAAGCCAGCTCTAGTGGTATGAGCAGCGAAAATATACTGCGCATGGGTAAAGTAGCAAAACAGGCTGCACAGGCTCTGGGTGTTGACATGGCAGATGCTGTTAACCGCTTAACTCGTGGTATTACAAAACTAGAACCAGAATTATTAGATGAACTGGGTATCTTTACCAAAGTAGATATGGCTACACAAGCTTACGCTAAAAGCGTAGGCAAAAGTGCTGGAGCAATCACTGACTTTGAAAAGCGTATGGCATTTGCTAATGCAGTGCTAGAAGAAGGCGAACGTAAATTTAACGCCATTGACTTCGAAACCAATCCCTACACAAAATTATTGGCCAGTTTAAAGAACGTAGCACAAGAAGGTTTAGAACTAGTAAATACTGTTTTAGCTCCTATTGTTAAGTTCATGTCAGAAAGTCCAAAAGCCTTAGCAATTGCTATTGGTGCGCTGGGCTTAGCTTTAGTTAAACAAGCGCTACCTGCTTTAGGTCAGTTTAAAGCGGGGCTACGACAAGCAGCAGAAGAATCCGCAGCACTAGCTAAATTAAGAGCTCAAGACGCAACTGCAGCACAAGAGGCAGTAGCTACTATTACCGAAGAAAGAGCAAACGCAACACAGCGTAGAATTAAAGATTCTACGGACATGCTAACTAAAGTACGACAATCCAACATACATGCTGTTAAAGATTTAGTTAGTGCTGATTTAACTAATCTAACTAAAGAAAATTTAAAGAACATTAATACGGCTATTTCTGGCGTAGAAGCTCAAGCTGACGCAGTGCGCCGTACCGCAGATACAGCAAGAAAAGAAGGCGAAGGGCCTAGCAGACTAAATGCATTAAAACAAGAAGAAACCGCTTTAAGAGATTTTGCTAATGTCAACAAAGCTGCATTAGCCGAAGAAAGTCGCTTAGCTAAAGACGCTAACAAACAAAATCAAATACTAAGCTTAAACCAGCAGGTAGCAGCTAAAGCAAGAATAAATTCTGTAAAAGATAGTATAGTAGCAAATGCGGCGTACAATGGTAGCTTAATTGGAGTAACCGGTGCTATAAGGCTAATGAATGCAGAGCTAGACCAAAGCGGCATAAAGCTAAGCATGTTTAGTAAAGCTATGTTATTTGCTCGCGCAGGAGTAGCTGCGTTTGCAGGAGTGGTTACTACTGTAATGAGTTCGATTGGTGGATTCTTAAATATTATAGCTACAATATCTGCTGCTGTAGCGTTTGCTGCTGGATTCTTTTCTACAAATAGCAAACAGGTGCAAGCTTTCGGCACAGCAATAACAGCAACAGACGACAGCCTATTAAATCTAGGTCGTACTTTAGACGATATTGCTCGTAAACCTTTTGGAGAACAGTTTAACACCAAATCACTGTTAGCCACAGCAACAGCAATCACAGAAATAGCTACTTCTGTATCTAGTCTAGTGTCAAAAACTTTAGCTGCGGATAACGCCGCTAGTGGTTTTGATAGATTTATTGACGGTGTAAAAACCTTGTGGGGCGGAGACCTGCACTCACAATTTGGTAAGAGCATTAGCAGCGCAGTATTTGACAGTTTCGAGAAACTAAGCGATTCACCAGAAGCACAGAAAGCAAAAGCAAGCCTAGCTGCTATATTGGACGTTTCACCAGAAGCTTCTAAACAAGACTTTGAATCCGCGTTTAAATCAATTGCAGATAACGAACCTAAACTAAGGCAAGTTGAGCGTGCAATGAAAGATTTGGGGATGAGCTTTGGCCAGACTGCTGACGACGCCCAACAATTTGATCTTGCCGTAACTAAATCTAAAGAAGCCTTTAAGACGTTCACTGATGGGTTCAAAATAAAAGACCCAATGTCAGAGTTTGCGCTAAGTATTATAGACCAAAGTAGCAAAACAGCTAAAGCATTAGAGTTACCAGAAAATGCTATTGGGCGATTATCAAGTATTGTGCAGGATACTGCACAGCTACAGCTATTTGGTTACGAAGACCAAAAAGCCTTAATGCAATATGGCGAACAAATTGTTAATGTTAATAAAAACTTTGAAGCGCAAAAAAGCGCAGTAAAAGCTTCAAAAGAAGAGATAAATAAACTTTCCAAGGCGTTTGCTGACTTACAGGCTCAGTATACTAATGAGTTTGGTAAGGTAGTAGAGCCTGGTACTAATGCCGGAAAACTTGCGTTCGACCAAGCCAAAAAACAACTTGATGCTCGTCGTGAGCAACTAAGTCGTGAACAAAATTTACTACAAGCTACGCAAACTGAGGTAACAGCTATTACGGCAAGGTTTCCTAAGCTAGCTGCTAATCAGCTAGCCAAAGGTGCAGACATTCTTGCAACAAGCATAGTAGCTGGCTTCGCTAAAGGCAGCACAGCTTTTGCGGACGCAGTACTAGGAGCTGTAGGGGATTTACCTGGCCTTGCAAAACAGCGCACGGACATGGAGCTTCGTAAACTACAAAGCGAAAGTCAGCTTTTAAAAATACAAGCTAGTATGTTACAGGCTACTTTGGCCAATACTGCTCAGTTACAAAAACGCAGTGCCGAAGAGGCTGTTAGTATAGCTCAAAGTGATGTACGTCAAGTAGGGGATGAAGGTGCCTTGGCTAGATTGAAAAAAGCACAAGATGAATTAGACGATATCAATAAAAAGATAAGTATAATTCAAATAGACCCTAAACAAGCGCTAAGTGCTATTGCTCAAGTAAAAAAAGAAATCTTAGCTGGTAATGCTTTAATCCAAAAAGATGCTACAGAACTATTTGGATATTTAACATCTTTGGCCGGCAATGCTCAACAGCAAGCCAATAATGCCACAGACCAAGAAGCTGTAAAGTTCAAAGGCATTTTAGCTTTACAAGCAGAAAAAACAAAACAAGAGCTTAAATCACTAGATGCTCGTAAAACAGCAAATAATTTAGAAATAGAGTCTCTTGATATTATCAAACAGCAAGATGGGTTTTTGTCAGAACAGCGCATAGGTGAACTACAGAGTTTACAGATTACTGCCGCAAAAATAGCTGGAAGTGAAAAAGAATTATCTATACAACAAAAGTTAGACGCACTTGAAACTGCAAAAACCAAAGGCGGGGCATTCGCCCCAAAGGATGAAGTCTACTTAGCTGAAAAAACTTTGCTGACTGCCGCTAAGAAAAATATTCAAACTGAAACTGAAAACAAGTTAAAGCAAATAGGTATTTCTGCAACTAAGCAAGTAGCTGATGAGCAGCAGCGACAAGTCACTTTACAAAATGAGCTAAACGCCACATACAAGCAAGGCACAGATGCTCTACAAGATACCGCAGACAAGCAGCGAGATATACAAAACGAAACTGCTAAATCTCTGGGTACCTATACTCCACAGTACCAAGCACAGCAAGATGCGCAGTTGCAGGCTACAAAAATAAGGCTTCAAGCAGAACGTGATGCTCAAGCACTAACTACACAGTTTCTTATTAACAACTATAAACTGCAGGCGGAAGCAAAACAGAAATTAGATGCAGGTGCTGGGCCAGAAGCCCTTCAGGAAATTCAAAACAGACTAATGGCAGAAGCTACTGCTTATGGTAACAAAGTATTGGCAATTAATTCTGCACGAGATGCCGAATTAAATGCACTAAAGCAAATTGAAGAACAGCGTAAGAAAACTGACAACTTCACAGAATTGTTAGACGTAATAAAGAATTTGGATTCTGTATGGACAAATTTTGGCAGTAATCTAGCAAGTACTGTAACTATTTTTGATGCGCTAACAAAATCACAAAAGCAATATGCTACAACTGTTGCAGATTTAGAATTTGAGCGGGACGCAGAAACTGACGCAAAAAAGAAAATTGAATTTCAACAAAAGATTGATGAAACTACTAAAGCATCTGTTAAGTCGGAGATTACTGGATATGGTAAAGTAGCTGGTGAATCTAAGAAATTGTTTAAAGAAAAAACAGGTGCTTATAGAACACTAGCTACAGTTGAAAAAACAATGCACCTTACTAGACTTGCCTTAGAGGCAAAAGAACTTGCGTTTAAACTACACGCTTTACTTACAGGAACGGCGGCAAAAGTAGGTGCTGAAGGTACTGAAACCGCTATGACTTTTGCAGGCACAATAAAAAGATTACCAGCATATGCTTCCGAAATATACGGCAAAACTATTGGTCAGCTAGGTCCTATCGCAGGACCCGCAGTAGCAACTGCACTAGTAGCTGCTATGTTTGCCATGTTTGGAAAAGGTGGTGGTGGCGGAGGTGGGGCATTTGTACCAAACGCAGAACAGCGTCAAGAAACTCAAGGCACGGCAATGGGTTATGATGCGCAAGGCAACAAAGTACAAGTACGTCGCGGCGTATTTGGCGACACAGATGCTAAGTCAGAGTCAATTGCCAACTCGCTGCAAATAATCAAAGAAAATAGTGTTGATGGTTTAAGCTACGATAACCGTATGCTAGAATTGCTATCAAGTATTGATAGTGGTATTAATAATACTGCCAAAGGGTTATTTAATATTCAGGGTTTACGTACCGGAAGTATGTTTGGTACTGTGCAAGGCTCACAAAGCGGCGGTGGATTATTAGGTAGCGGATTTTTAGGTAGTAAAACTACTCGCAATATCACAGACAGCGGACTACTAATCGAAGGTACTTTTGCACAGCTTGCCAGCGATACTAATGAGGCAGTTATTGACTTCTTTGAACAAGTAACTGTAAGCAAGAAATCGTGGTACGGCAAAACAAAAACCTGGGTTGAAACTCAACGCAGCGAAATTGACGATGCCACTTCAGAGTTCTTTCAAGATATTTTCAGTAATGCTACTGAACTATTTATCGAAGTAGGAGCCAAAGCAGGCGTAGATGTTAGTGCTATTAATCAGATTCTTGGCAGTATGGATCTCGGCAAAAACTTTACTAGCTTACGTGGATTAAAAGGCGAAGACTTCCAAAAAGAACTGAGTGCCGTTATTGGTAGTGTGCTAGACGATGCTGCTCTTGCTATATTTACTAGTTTTGAAGGTTTTGCCAATTTTGGTGAAGGTATGTTAGAAACCGTTATACGGGTTGTGGACACTAATACCAAAATAAATCAGCAAATTAAAAATATTGGTATAGATTCCGGTGGTTTAAGCTTTGCTATTACCGAAACACTTGCTAAGTTAGCCGGTGGTTTAGAAAACTTCTTAGATCAAACTAACTTTTTCCGTGAAAACTTTTTAACTGAAGCCGAACGTTTGGCACCGGTTCAAAAAGCAGTAACAAACGAAATGGCTAGATTAGGTTACTCAAGTGTAGATACTCGTGACGAGTTTAAGCAGCTTGTACAGGGTCTAGATTTAACCACAGAAGCAGGGCAGAAAAACTATCAGGCACTAATGAATGTTGCCGAAGGTTTTATATCAGTAACAGAAGAAGCAACCAAACAAGCAGACGAACGTAAGCAATTAGATCAAGAACTATTTGCACTAACAGCAACTCGTGAACAGTTACGTGAACGCGAGCTACAAGGATTGTTTGACGGAAATCGCGAATTGCAACGCGAAATTTGGTTAAAAGAAGATCAAATTTCGGCAGCAAAAGCATTGCAGTCTAGCTTAAAGAATGTAACTGGCACTATTAAGTCTCAGATTACTGCACTAAAAGATTACAAAACTTCACTACTAAGCGGAGCTAATTCCACACTAACTGCCACACAACAGTATCGTTTAGCTAAAACAGAAATAGAAGGTTTAGTAACCACTATTAGTAAAACAGCTACTACACCAGCAGAAATTGAAGCTCGTAATATTGCTATTGGAAAACTAAGTTCCGTTAGCGATAAGTTCTTGAACCAATCAAGAACTTTGTTTGCCAGCGGAGCGCAATATACTAGCGATTTCAGTTCTATAATGTCAATTATTAACTCTGTTGGCAGCAATTTAGAAGCTCAGTTAACTGATGCTGAAAAGCAATTGGGTGCACTAGAAGCTGCAAACAGCTATTTGGAAAAGATCGACGCAAACAGTAAAACAACTGCACAACTACTTCAAACATATCTAGAACTAGGCGGTCAACCGCTTGCTACTGCAAGTTTTGCAACTGGCAGTAACTTTGTGCCACAAGACATGGTAGCGCAAATTCATCGCGGTGAACGTATTATTCCTGCGGCAGATAATTTAGAGTTAATGTCTAGCATTGGCAACCGTAACAGAACCAATGAAGTATTAGTAATAGAAATCAAAAAACTAAATCAAAAAATACAGTCACTAGAGCAAACTGTAGCACAAGGTGCTGCGATGAATGCTCAAGCAACTGATCGTAATACAGCAGAAATTGCTCAAGCTGTTGTTGATAGTTCGGGCAAAGCTATACAGGCTAACAGGCTACAAGCCAAAGCCGGTATAAGGTAAGTCTAATAAGTGCCAAGCATGCTTGGCACTTATTTTATAAGGGTACGTATGTCAAATCTAAGAATAATTTATAACAATGCGGCAGATATTGCAACTATAACAGCTAGTACTACTGCTGCAGGTTTTAGTGTAAATAATTTAAAGAGTACGCAAAAAACCCAAGTACATCGTAGTACTGGTAACACAGTAGCTTATACACTGGTTTGGAGTACTGCTCAAAAAATAAATGCTGTAGCCTTACCTGCTACCAACTTAATAGCTGGAGCTACTATACGTGTGCAGCTGTACGCAGAAGCCTCTGACACAGAAGTAGTTGCAGATACAGGCGTTTTAACAGCTTGCAAAAATCGTGCTAATATATTTGAAAATACCTCTGCTACGCCTACGTATGTAGATTTTGGTTTTGGTGGCGCTACAAAAACCAGTGTTTGGTTATCTCGCGTGCTTACAGTAAAAAAACTGGTTATAACCATAACTAATGCACACGCTATTGATTGCTCAAGAATTGTATGTGGCACGTACTGGCAAAGTACGCGCCAAGCAAGCAATGGTATTACACTAGATTTTTCAGATCCAAGTGACGTAATTACCACTCGCAGCGGTAATACTTATGTAGACAGAAAGCCTATTTCTGACTCCATGAATTTAAACTTAGAGTATATAACTGACGAAGACAGAGTGGAACTATTAGATATAATGCGAAAACTAGGTTCTAGCGGTTTAATATTCTTGTGTGTATTTCCAGATAACACAAATCCAGAGCTAACACAGGCTTACAGCATATACGGTAGAAGTCAAAGTAATAGCATTCAATATCAGTTGTATAATCTATACAATACTAACCTTACCCTTAATAGTTGGTAATAATGAAAACAGTGCAAGATATAGTAGCTTGGCTAAATACGCAAGAACATATTAAATGTATTTTGGTAGATATTTCCGAAATAGGTAATTCGCCAGAACCTGAGCTTTACTTGTCAAGTATGCCTTATACTTACGACAACAAAGTTTACAGCGCAGTAGTAACAGGTGGTCTTAGTTTTTCAGAATCACTAAGCATAGAAGGGTCTCCAAGCATGGGATACGGAAGCTTGGAAATAACTAATGTTGCAGGCATCTATGATAGTTACATCGGTTATGTGTGGAATAAGCGACCTATAAAAATATACCTAGGCGACCCTACTTGGGCAAAATCTGATTTTATATTGATTTTTGACGGACTTATTCAAGAATTAACAGCCCCAAACGAATCAACACTAAGTTTTAGCGTATTTGATAAACTACAACGTTTAAATAATCCACTAAGCGAAAAAACACTAAAAGATACTGGTTACTCACAAAATACACAAGACACTGTGTTACCCCTGCTTTTTGGCGAGTGCTTTAACATAACCCCACTGCTAGTAGATAATGGCAGCACCAACAGTGGCGGTCAAGTTTATATGCTGCATGATGGTGCTGTTAGTGGCGTTGTTGAGGTTCGTGACAATGGTATACCCATTGCTGTTGAACCAGATTTAACCACTGGTACGTTTGAACTACTTACTCAACCATATGGAACAATAACTTGCAGCGCACAAGGGGATACACCATATACCAACACAGTATCTGGAATTGTGCAAAAACTGGTTACTGAGTACGGTACAGCGGAAAACAGATTTCAACTTTCAGAACTTGCGTTTGAGGACTTCGCCAACACGAGCCCAGTAGGGTTGTATTGTTCTGACAGACGTAATGTACTAGAAGTTTGCACAGAGCTTGCAAAAAGTGTTAACGCAAATTTGGTGTGCCCTGCAGTTACTGTATCCAATGGAACAGTAACTAGCAGCAAGCTTAAACTAGTTGAAATAAAGTCCGCAACCGGAACTCCTGTTTACTATTTAAACGATAATAACATGCTTGTAGACTCGCTTTCTATAAGCGAGATGTTTCCTGTAAAACCAAGTATTAAATTAGCTTATTGTAAAAATCATACTATACAAACCACAGTAGCCTTAGGTGTAAATCCTGTTAGTAAGTTTGAGGACCCTTACATTTTTGTTTCTGCAGTAAATGCCGCTGCCAAAACACTTTACCGCGATAGTGGAGACACAGCGGAAGAAGAAACACTGTTAATAGCCACTGCAAGTGCTCAAGCAGAAGCAGATAAGCGACTACAACTATGGCAGCAACAAAGATTTATTGTTACTGCGAATTACTTACCTGAACTAATATTTGTTCAGCTAGGCGACATAGTACAAGTGCAGACGTCAAGATTTGGCTTAGCCAACGGTAAGCTAGGCATGGTTTATTCAGTTACCCGAGACTGGGTAACTGGACTCGTAAGTATAGGAGTTTTAATATAATATGAGTACACCAATTAATGCAAGAGATATATCCTTGCAACAAACAGTTCCACGAGTACTAGGTATTGCCAGTAACTACATTACTATAGTATCACCAAACCTAGAAGCTAAATACGGAGCAGACAATCTACCAGTACCAAGTTTACTGGAACTAACTGTAGTAATGTCTGGGTCATTACAGGGAACGCCTTATTTTGAAGTTACAGGTCTACTACCAAATACAGTACTAGTACTACAAAACAACAAGCTACTACTGGACCCACAAACTTTTGCACAAGATTCTGTTGTTGTTACCGCTAAACTAGACTTTGAAGGGGTACAATACGTCTCCGTGCCAGTTACAGCGTACAAAACCTTTTCTGCCGTTACAGCTAGGCTGTCAAGAAATTTTGACTTAGTGCAATCCGACTCAAATGGCAATAGCTATGTTTTACCTGCAGCTAACTTCTTAGAGTTATTTAATGGTACAAATAAGCTAACTACAGGAGTAACTTTTGGCCCAGTTACACAAACAAAGTTTGGGTTAACTTGTGCCGTTAATAGTGCTACTGGAGAAGTTACGCTGTCTCAAAACGCTGTTAATACTTGGACCAGCGACTACGAAACATTTACACTAACAGCAACACGCAATTTTGTAGCTTATACAGTTTCTTATACTGTTAGCAAGGTTCGCGAAGGCGGAACAGGTATTGATCTAACACCTCCACCAACGCCTACAGATTTTGTGGCTACTGCTGCAATTAACACAGTATTAATTCAACACGGTCAACCAACCTATACTCAAGGCAGCGGGCACAGCCACACTGTGTTGTACGGCAAAGAGTTTGTGGCCGGCGACGAATTAACGCCATTTAATTCCGATGATGTAATAGCTGAGTTTACCGGTAATACCTATACACTAGCAAGTGAGCCTGCTACAACTTGGAGATTGTGGGCAAAGTGGGTTTCAAAAGACGGTGGCATAACCACCGTGCCTGCCGGAGGCACCAACGGACTTACAGTAACAACAGGACAAGATGTTACCAAGCTGCTGGATGCATTAACCGGCGAAATAACTGAAACTCAATTATACTCAACATTAACCAGTCGTATTAATTTAATTGACGATCCAGAAACTGGATTGGTAAAAACCACAACCGATTTAACCACAGTTTTTGGTACAACAGTATCAGCTGCTTCTAGTGCACTAGAAGCAGGTCAGGCTAAAGCTGGTGCTATTATAGCACAAGGATTTGCAGAAGGAGCTTCTGCTGAGGCCGTGCAAGCCAAAGCCGATGCTATTATTGCACAGGGGTTTGCAGAAGGCAGCGCTAGCACAGCCGCCGCAGAAGCCGGAATAGCCACAAGTGCTAAAAATGCCGCTGCTAGTAGTGAGACTGCTGCTAGTATAAGTGCTACACAAGCTGCAACCAGTGCATCAAATGCAGAAGGCAGTGCTAGTACAGCTAGTCAAGCTTCTGTGCTATCTACAAGTGCTAAAGATGTTGCACAATCTGCGGAAACTCAAGCAAGCATTAGTGCTACACAAGCTGCAACCAGTGCATCAAATGCAGAAGGCAGTGCTAGTACAGCTAGTCAAGCTTCTGTGCTATCTACAAGTGCTAAAGATGTTGCACAATCTGCGGAAACTCAAGCAAGCATTA